AAAAACTATCTGCGCATAAATTGTGAGTTGTACTTGATATTTCTTTTATATAATATTTATAGTTAGATACACCAGATGGCGCAGAGCTTGTTATCTTTACATTAAATTGAGTTAAATTTTTAGATTGACCTGGTGGTACTTTTATAATTCCAGATTTATCTGTTAATACAGGCGTTTGTCTTCCATATTCGTCTGAATAAACAACACCTATTTGATATTTTCTATTTGATTTAATAGATTGTTTTTCAACTCTATTTGCTGCCCCTGCTGTATATCTATTTTTTAATTTTACCTCAAATGTTGGAGGTGTTAATGGTAAATCAAACTGATGTGTATAATTACCAAATATTAATCTATTTGCAGTTATATCTAATGCTTTTGCTTTTTTAGGCACACTATCAAATGATCTTAATAATTGATTTGATGGTAATACCTTAAATATTTGTTCATCTTTTACTTCAAAGGTTGAAGCTATTGAATTATTAGATTGTCTTTTTATAGTATCAACAACATAACAATTATTGCCAACAGAGTCTTTATATAATACGTCTATTTCATCTACATCAGCACTTATATTATGATCTAAATCTTCTAATGTTAATTGTCTTAATGTATTAACCATTGCTAAATTAAAACCGTCTTTAGCATTATATTCAAAACCTGAACCAGAACCTACTGTTGTATCAGGTAAAAAAGCTGCATTACTAAATGGAGAAAACGGGCTATATTGTCCATTACTATATTTGTAACGATATGCAAATCTAGGAAATTTTAATTCAAACAGAGGGTCATCTTCTTGTAGTAAAGCATTGTATGATATAGCAGCCCCTCTCATTTGTTTACTTATAGTTAATATTTCTGCGTTTGTAAAAGTTGTTGATCCTGTGCTATATCCTGAAGGTAATTTAATTCTAGCTTCAGTTTTTGTTACATCGCCATCTGTTTCTTCAAAATCAAAACTTAATATTATAATATCTCCAGCTTTATAATTTGTAGGTGCAGGGCTAAATGTACCTGATATAGTTGATCCCGAATCTTGAGCGTCAACTAACCCTGCCCCAGTACTTGCGCCTAAATTTATATTTGAAGTAGTAACAGCTGTATTACCGGCTGTACCATTACCTCCTCTTGTACTGCTACTCATAGTTAATGTTGGTGCAGATAAAGGTCCTTTTTTAATTAATGTAATTCTTTCTTCTGATAATCCAGTTGTTAAAGTGTTGAAGTTAGTATTTGTTTGTGTTTTCCAATATTCAACATCAACTTGTTTTGGTTCATTTAAATTATCTGTAAAATATAAAATACCATCTAAAATGCTAACACCTGTAATTAAATTATTAACATTAAAATTTAATACATTACCAGTATCAACAATAACGGGTAATGCTGTTGAAGTTGTTACATTATATTCAGCTATTATATCTTTCGCACTTGAAGTTATAAACCAATATATTTTGTCGTTTTCAGTATCAGTAACACTTCCTATACATGTAGCTGATGATAAGCTTATAGAATCTTTTTGAGTATTACCTAAAATATTTTTTAACGCACCTACATCACTGCTTTCAGCATAAGCAACATCAATATTTAATGCGTCTCTATATTCACCATTAGGAATTAACCTTTCATCAAGGTCTTTATTCATTTTACCTTGTATGAAAGCATTTTTAATTTCAGGCATACTAATGTTTTATTTGTTTTGATTTGTTTCTCATTACTTGTGCAAGCTCGTGTACTTTAAGATTTGATAATCTAAGCTTAGCGTTTCTCATTGCTGCAAACTTTTCTTTTTTAAATCTCATAACTAAATATTCAGGATAGTTAGTTCTTGTGCTTGCTACAGAATGTATAATGTATTTATATATAGCGTCTTCAGCTAATTTATGTACTTGCATTTCATCATCAGTTCCTAAGCCATCTGATATATATTTTATTGTTACTATTGTACCAACTAAATCAGAACTAAAGTTTATAATACCATTTAGTTCATCAATTACATAAGTACCATTCTTTTGTGTTAACTCTGGTATTAATCCAAATCTTTTACCAAACGCGGTTATTCTTTCATGATTTATATCATTATCGTTTGTAGGGTCATTATTAGTAATATCAGCATCAGAAGCTTCTCTAAATCTTTTAGAAATTTCTGCACTACCAGTTAACAATGAATCGTTGCTATCAAATAAATAATTATAATCATTATCTTGCAATACAGACTCTGAAGGGTTAGATGTAAATCTAGCAGGTACTAATGGATGCTCTACACCTATATCATCTATTCTAGATATTTGCACGTAGTTAACGAAATCTTTAGGCATAGTTATTGATAATGTATCTGGTATTTCAACTTCTTGTATCTTTTCAACTCTTGATATTTCATAACTAAATTCTTGTATACCACGTTTTGCAAAATACAATACGTCGTTTCTTTTCATTTTTGGTATTACTTTATCTTCGCCAACATATGCCATTATAAAATTATTTACAATATCTTTTAATTTTATGTATCTATAATTACCAGCATTAGATTTTTTTAGCTTTACTTCTATAATTTCGCCGGCTGTTCTGCCTGATGAAAAAGTTATTTGTCCATTTGAAGAATTATATGTATATAGACTATCTGCAGCTTCAACGTCATCTATAAACAAAAGAAAGTCTGCTTCAGCTGACGGCAAAGGATCAAACGTTAATGTAAAAACTGTTTGGCTTGCTGTAGCTGTAAACTTTTCGCTATTATTATAATATTGAAAGTCGGTTTGTGTTAATAGTCCCATTTATTACGATTTTTCTTGTGAAACGTTTTTTGTATCTTCGCCGCTTGCAATACCATATAAAGAATTATCTCTTAATATTATACCAGCCATAGCTAATATTTTTATTACAAGTTCTGTTTCTTCTGACTCATGTAATTCAAAATTAGTTGAATTACCTGCATCATATAAACCAGTATTAGAATTTGATGCCCACGCAACCTCAGTAGGCACTTTCATATAATTACAAGTTACACCACTTGTTTTTTGTTCAATAGCACCACTAGTATTAGCGCCATATACTTTAACACCCGAGTTGTCTCTAATATATATAGGAAAATCATTTGATGGTGTTCTTAATTTTGATTGTGTTATATAGACGTAATCTTTTTGAGTTATTGATTCAGCTTCTGCGCCATTAAACACTACAGAACCTAGCCTATATAAATCAGCGGGTAAAGTTGTTCCGCTGGTTACAGTTTGATTTGTTTTTTCAAATATACTTATTTTTTCTTCTAATATGTCGAGCATGTCTGAATACTCTGTATCATTACCTGGTATTCTACCAAATTGATTTATATCATAAAAATATTGCTCAAATATATCTAACTGAGCTTGATTAGCAAGAGTGTTAAATTCCTGAGGTGTTATATAACCTCGTTGTTCTTTATTTGTTATAGCTAATACTCTTTGGTATACTGTATTTACGTTTACGCTCATTATATTTTTATTATAGGTTAAAGACCTGCAATAGCAGGCCTCTTACCTACAATTGCTTTACTTTAATTTTTTTTCAACAGTTTGAAATACTTCAATACCGTCATCAGTTTTAAAGTACGCTGCTAAAGCAGAATATGGATTTTCATCAAACGGAACAGTTATTAATTTTCTGTCGTTTGTTCCCCATAAAAATGTTCTTTGATCAGGAGAAAGTTTAATAATACCCATTTCTACAGCTTTTATGCCAGTATTTCTAACACTTATGTTTTCATCTTTAGCCAAATCTAAGAATAGTTTTGGGTTTTGCCTAGCAAACAGTAATAAATCTCTTTTAAGCTCCTTAGAAGTCATCTTAGATACTTTATTTCCTAATTCTGACCTTAATATTGCTTCAGCTTGATCTATTTCTGTATTTTGTGCTAACAATAAAGCCTCAATTTCTAAATTTAAATAATCAATATCGTCTTCAGCTATTTGAACCGGATTATTTTCTTTAAATTTTATACCATTATGCGGATGATGCGCTAAAAATGTTTGCAGCGTTTGTTGTTCTTTTGGTACAAAAAGCATGCCATCTCTAAAAATAACATGGCTTAATCTTTCTGGACCTTTCATTTCGTCTTTAAATATTGTTTTTTGATTTTGACAATATTTAATTTCTCTTTCATAACCTACGTTTTTATCAAACCAAAGTAATCCTCTAGTTTTTAAAACATACGTTATAGGTGTTTCACCTATTGTTAATTCATACAATTTATCTTCAAATTGTGGTTTAACATCTTTTTTTAGTGGAGCAACCATTACTGGTTCTTCAGCAGCCACTTCTGCTTTTTGTTTTTTTGCCATAATATAATATAATATAAGTTAATAAAGGCTGGGTGCCGAAGCACCCGTACCTTTAATTGATATTAAGAATCAAATCTGATAAAGTTGTTAGCAGCTTGTACTACTAAACATCTTTCTGATAGATAGTGTACTTCCATCTTGTCAATACTTGAACTAGTTGGTCCACCAACTGATCCAGTAACCCAAGACTTCATTTTTCTATCATCAGTTTCAGAAGCTCTATATCTTACGTGTAAGAATGGTCTTCTTACGTTTTTACCTAATTGCTGATCATACACTGAAGATGTTCCCGCAGGTACTAAAAGACCGCTTAATCCACCTACTAAACCTCTTGTAGATTTATCATTTAGATATTTCCAATCAGTTTTGTAAAAGTCATAAGAACCTCTTCTAAATCCAGAGAAACCTAGATTAAGTGCCATATCCTCAGAGTTTTCAAAGACTCCAAAGTTTACAGAACCTGTACTATGAGGGTTTAATCCTGCAAGTAAGTCATCAACATACAAGTTAGCAGTTCTGTCTAAGAACAACATGTTTTCTTCGATAGAGCCTTGTTTATCTAGCTCTTTTAATAATGCATCGAATTCATCTAGCTGATCTGCAGCGGTTGTTGCTGAATCAAATTGATTTTCTGCAACAATACCTCTTGCGCCAATAGCTGCTAAAAGACCTTCAGAACCACCTGGAACACCAGCACTAACTGATCCTACAGCTGTTTCTGCTTCGATCATTGCCATTTCTAAGTAGTCTTCATATCTTACTCTTGTATCACCTTCTGCTTTTAAATACCATAGATAACCTCCTTGTCCAGATTCTCCAGATACTTCAATCCAACCAATTTGCGCTGTATCAGAACCAGAAATTTCGTAGTGATCTTTTATAATCATTGGTTTGTTTGTAAAAGATTTGAAATTTGGCTCGATAGCACCTTCCATTGTATCAGATCCTTTTGCAAATTCAGAACCATAAACAAAGAACTTAATTGCTTTAGAAGTACCAGATATACCAGATAAGTTATCTAAGTTTGTACCACCATAAGGTTTAATTGTTAACGTGTCAGTAGCTGCTTCGATACCAGCAGTAACGAAAGCTTTAAACACTACACCATCTACTACACCTACTACAGTTGCACCTTTTCTCACCGCGTGAGCTTCAGTTGCGCCAGAGTCGATTCCAGTAATTGCTGTGATGATACCATTTGTTGTGTTAACAGTACCATTATATGCTAAGTGAAGTCTACCTTGCTCAGACCAAATAACTTGATCAGAAGCCATAGGCATTTCAGCACCTACCATTCTTAAGAAGGAAGATACAGTACGATTTCCATATCTTTCAACTTCTTGCTCATATAATTCAGGTAGATACTGTTGTGCCCAGTTTACTCCACCTGTATGAAAATTTAAATAGTTTGTCGCCAAAGTTCTTTTTTGAACTGCTGGCGTCACCAAGGATGCCGCTAACGGATCCGAGTGAGTAACGTTATTGTTAGCCATTTTTAAATTTTAGTTTTAAAGTTAGTAATTTTTAAGTTTTAATTTTAATCCCGATAAATTATCTCCGCTAATTACTCTTGCTTTCATTCCGCCAACTTCAACTTCTTGATGCCCTGATCTAGGGTTCATGTTGATGTTTTTAGCAGACTTAACAGAATCTTTAATAGCATCTGCTTTGCCTTGTTCATAAAAGTGTTGAGCGATAGCATCGGCATTCATCGCAGTAAATAAAGCTTTATGATAACCAGCAGCGTCATTCATAACATTATTATTATCTAAGAACCTCTTAGCAAAGTTATTTATATCGCTTTGTGTTTCTTTAACTTCATTTACATTTTTCACATTAAACCTATATTTCTTTTCTCCAACTTTATATTCAAAACCTTTGAATTGATCATTGAAAAGGTTATTGGTTTTATTGTTAAACACATCTCTTTGAGATTTGTTTATTTGTTCAGCTTCGGCTGTTTCTTTATTATATCTATTAAAGAAGTCCATAGCTTTCTGAGCTTCGGGCGTTAACCTTGACCCAGCTTTAATTTCTTTATAGTAATTAGCTTTTTTATTTTCAAGATGATTTTTTGCTTGCGCAACTTCTTCTTTAAATGCTAATTTTTTTCTTTTAATATCTTTAGGATCATCAACCTCTTCATCAAATGAAAAATTATCATCAATTAAAAATGTAATTTCATCAGGTGACAAATGTGGTTTTGCTTGAGTATAATATTCATGCAATAAATCCATTTGTTCAAATTTTTCGTAGTCTTTATTTAAAGCTACATAATCTTCTAATGTACCTCCAGTTTCATTCATAAACTTAACTAAGTCCATAATATTTTCTGGATATTCTATTGGTTCTTGTGTTTCTTCTTCCTGTAATATTTCTTCTTGTTGCGGTGTGGGGTCGGCAATTTCAGGGCTTCCTGCCACTCCTGCCTCGTCAGTTGTATTTGTTTCATTGGTTTCATCGGTTATTTCTTCTATTATCGGTACTTCTTCTTCCTCCTGATCCCGCACATTGCTAGTACTTTCTCCGGAAGGTTCTTCAATTTGTTCTTCGGTGTTTCCTTCTTGTACTCCTCCGCTAGTTTCGGATTCGTCGCGTACAGGAACCTCATCTGTGCTTTGCTCTTGAACGGCATCTGTTTCTTGTTTAGGTGGTTTACTTAAATCTACTTTGTACATTTGAGATTCTTCATCAAATCCCGAGGATTTTTGTACTACCTCTTCTTTTTCTTGCAAAGACTTTTCTTCAGTCTCCACAACTTTCGCTTTAATTTCTTCAGCCATAATAAAATATTATATGATTATACAATTTATATATTACCTAGGTTCAAACGCACCTAAGCCAAAATCACCGCTTAATATATCATTTCCAGCAGACTCGAATTTTTTAGGCGGTGTATTATTTTTTCTTTGTTCGATTAGTTCGCTTTGCTGGCTAGCTTGTATTTTTGTTCTTTCGTCTTTTCTATCTTCTTTTTCATTCATGTTGTTTTTTTCAACATCTGTTTTTACTTTTGCAAGTTGCATATTAAAATTAAATTCTAAAGTCATTAGTTCTTTTTTCATTTCAGCTTCAGCTTGTAATTTATTAAATTCTAATTGACCTTTAGCAGATTCTAATTCAATTTTGCTTTGTGTTAATGCTTGTTGTTTTTGTACTTCCGCTTGCGCCGCAACTTGTTGCGCTTGAGCGTTTGCTTGTGCTTGTGCTTGAATATTTTGTTGAGCTATTTGCTGATCTTTTTCTTGCTTCTTTTTTCTTCTTAATTTTAAAAGCTGATTAGCTAGCTTAACATTTTTAATTTCACGTATATCAATTGCATCATCTAAATCAATATTATTTTGCGCAATTGCTACCTGTATATTATTTTCAAGCATTTGTTTTTCTTCTTCGTCAGGTGCCAATTCAATAAATATACCGAAATCATGCATGTATAATTCCGTTAACTCTTCTAATGTTCCAACATTATGAGCACCTATAGCTTGTATAAAAGCATCTTTTGTTGGAGAATATTCTAAAACATCTGCAATTCTTAAAGATATTTTTTCAGCTAATTCAGTAGTTAAAAATAATCCAGCTTGTAATATATGTCTTGTTGCTGTATTACTATTAGCTGCTGCAAGTTTTTGAACGCCAACTAAAGCATTTTTATCAGGAGTGCTACCGTCTCTTGCTTCATTTAAACCGGTAGCATCTCTTATCATTTGCATATAATAATTATATGTACTTATTAATGCACTTAACTTTCCTGTACCCGCTTGATTGTTTATTTCTTGAATAGGTACTTTACCTGGATTCATATCGCCTTCTGATGTAAACGATCTACCTATAATCGAACCAGTTTGGAAAAACATATTTAATGCTTCTTGCGGATTATAATTTGTTCCGTTACCTAAATCAATTTCAGCTAAACCATCAGCATCTACATAAACACCATCGGGAACCATTCTTGAAAGTATCTGTTGTATTTTTAAATGAGTTAACTGTATCATGTCTGCAAACCCTGTAACTCTTCCGACTAATGATTCAACTTTACCTTGGTACATTCTAGGCGCGACAATAGAATAATTCATTTTAACTTTATTTATATCGGCTTTTTCTCTTAGCATATTATCACAAAGTTTCCATTCTAATAATATATTTGAACCTGGAATATATGCACCTTCATAAAGTACTTCAATATTTTTAGCAATACGCTCAAATCTTAATTCACCTTCAATCGGTGTTGCCATAAAAGCATCAGACTTTTTAATAATTTTTTCAGCGCCCGTTGCAGTTTCTTTTACTTTATAAACTTCATTCATAAAAGTTTTATAATTAAAATACAAAACTTGAACTGAATTATTATCTTTATTATGAGCTTGCTGACTATATTTATTGTGCATGTCATAGGTACTACTACCCTGATCCGCAATTTTTTTCAACTCTTCATTAGTTAAATTAGGAAACTGTAACTTTAATTCATTTATATTTAAAGTTTTCATTTCTCCTACATAATAAATATCTTCAAAATATGGAGACTCAGTATATGAATAAACTAAATTAGCAGGGTCAACATATTCAAGTTTAATACCTTCTGATTCTGTAAATGTATTTTTTACAGCACCCATACCTAAAACAGTTATATCATAATATAATCTTTTTCTTATATTTTCATATTTATTTAATTCAAATATAGAAGCTAACGCTTGTTCTTCTGCAATTTCAATATTTTGTTTATAGCTAAGCTGCATATGTAATTGCAATTCCTCTTCATTATCTGGCAGCTTATCTGCTGGCATACTTCCAAAATCAAAACCTAATGTATCTTTTATTTCTTGCGTAAAATCTTTAGTACGCATATCAGCTAATATAGCTTCCATATAGTTTGTTCTTTTGCTAACGCCATATGGGTCTTGTGAAAATGCTTTTATATCATAAGTTCTTTCTGCAATACCATTTACAACTATATCTACAAACTTAGGTATAATAGGCACTGGCTTCCAATCTAAATTAAGATATGATAAATCACCGTTAATAGATAATTCGTCTTTATATTTTTGTATGCTTTGCTCTCCTCTTGCGTATAGCCTTAGTTTATGAAAATTTCCTTGGTGTTGAAAAAATCTATTTACTCCATGAGATTTTTTAAACCATTCATTCTCTATAGCTCTTGCAACCTCTAATCCATACTTCTGATCTAGCTTTTCGCTATCACTAACCGTTTGGCTTGGAAAGTAGTTTTTCATATATGACTCAGCCATAATTGTTTATTATTTTAGATAAAGTTCCTTTGTTTTCGTATTTTGCAAAACTTATATTAAAATTCGTTTTTAATTTTTGTGCATTAGGTGAATATTTATTTTTATTACAACCCATGATAGCAAGCCCTGAACTAATAGCTGCATCAAATCTAGTTCTTCTATTTATATCAAACTTAGCCCAATCATTTAATGTTCTATTAAAATACATATCACCATAAGAGCCATCGTTTTTAAATCCGATATAATCATTAATATATGTTTCTATTGCAGCAGCATGTGCTTGTCTTATATCTTCACTTGAATTAGGTATACCGCCTATTTCTTTTTCTGTGATAGATAATTTGTTTCTAGCTTTATCAGGTCTATTCATTGAATACCTTCTATAGCCTCTTCTTTTTAAATAATATAATAATCTAGGTTTGTTATTTTCAGCAAGTAACGGCATACCATAAAATACTAATGCCATTAATACATCTTCAAAAAATATTTCTGCTGTTTGCGGCCTTGCTACATATTCTAAAAAAAACATATTAGCCGGAGCTTCTTCCATGCTAAATTTTGTAAGGCCATGTAATGCGCCGTTAGATCCTTTACCGTCGGTAGTACCGGATATATCATAGCTATCACAGCCAAATGCGCCAATATGTTCGTTACCGGGATATTTAAATCCATTTTTTTTTATTATATTATTTTGTAATTTTATTGGAGGTACCCAGCTAATTTTAAATCTTCCATTAGGGTTAGGTGTAAATTGCACCTCACTATCTTTTATTCCATTCTTCCACGAAAAACTACCAGTGGTAACGTTACCCAAGTTTGCAACCTCTTCATTGTAGTCAATCTGTTCGTAAATCTTAGCAAGATTAAATATGCTATTTTTAGTTTCATCCCTGAAAGCATGTTCTTCAGTTCTTGGAAATTGCCTATAAAATTCATTTAAACCGTCTTGATCTCCTTTTAACCCTTCAACCTCATTCTCCCAGTGCGCAACGACTCCAAT